GATCCTAAGCAATTAGGCGCAGCAGCATTAGCAGGTCTAGCAGGACCATTATTGAAGTGGCTAGATCCATCAGCTACAGAATTTGGTAGAGGCTCAGAGTAATCTAGTTTACTGCGAGGCTATACAGAGGCCACCCTTAACGGGGTGGCTTCTTTTTTTATGCCTATTTACTGGGATCGTCTATTGGGCAAGGTACAATTACTAGGTTGCCACAGTTAGCACAGGTTGCATCTAACATATACCAAGATATCTCAAAGTTATCAAAGGTAGCTAGGATAGAAAATACTTTGGAACCGCAAGGACAAGCGTGTAGTGGACCGAGAGATCTAAGATCTGTACCAAATTTAGGTGGGAGCTTATCTTTATTTTTCCGCAGGGTAGGTAGACGGAACATACTCTGGATTACCGTTGCGGCGCTCAACGCGCCGCTTCTGGTTTAACTCGCCTCACGGCTCGTAGTATACCCATTATCCATCTAGTAACTGATAACATCGTATTCGCGGCGTGTCCAACTCACTTACTGATACTTGTCAGTGGTTGGTGTTATCATTTACCTAAGATAAAGGAAGGCAATTATGACGGCAATTGTTGGTATACAAGGTAAAGGTTGGGCTGTGCTTGCAGCAGACTCAATGACTACCTATACCGATAGACCTTACATAGCTAAAGGTTACGACAAAATAGTTAAGGTCAACGAGTATTTAATTGCAGTTGCCGGTGATGCACTGGCTGGAGATATTCTTAATAACTTATGGCAACCACCTAAAGTAATTAAGACACAAGATCCTGATAGATTTGTAATGATCAGGGTATTACCATCTATAAAACAAACACTTACTGATGCAGGTTATGATCCTGCGCCTAAAACTAAGAACGATGATGACTCAGGTTGGGATGCTTTACTTTGCTTTAACGGAAAGTTATTTCAACTTAGTGATGACTATGGGTATATGCGAGATGACAGAGGTTTGTACGGCATAGGCTCAGGTGGTGGGTTAGCTCTAGGTGCTCTAGTAGCAATGGATGCTGAAACTAAAACTCATACAAAAGCAACGAGTGCTGCAAAGAAAGCTGTCAACATTGCCATACAGTACAACGTATGGTGTGGTGGAACGCCTAGTATCAAGACACAATTTACTAAGTAAGGATAATAAATGAGTGAGATCTATTGGCAATTACAGTGGTATCTATTAGACTTAGAGATGTACAAGTTTATTCTAGAGTGCTTTATTAAATGGGGGTTATAATGTATTTCAAGTTTATGTATCTAATATATAAGACTTCTGCTAAGCAGATAAGAAAAGGTTTAAACAAGCGTTATCCAACTTATGCAGTAGCGCTTAGACAAGGAACTAGTGAGCGATCCTAAAGAATTATTACTCCAGGTTCTTAGAGATAAGGATGCTGGTAGAGCTAGATCTAAGCAGACACAAGTAGGTCCATCTGAGTTAGGTGGATGTCGGCGTAAGGTTTGGTATCGTCTCAATGGGCGAGATGCAACTAATGATAATGAATTAAAGTTAGCTGCAATTATGGGTACTGCTATCCACGCTGAAATTGAGAAGGCTATATCAGCACTTGATCCAAAGGGTGAGAAGTATTTGGTTGAAACAGAAGTTGAGTTCGGTGATATGAAAGCTCATATAGATTTATATATACCTGAAACAGGAGATGTGATAGATTGGAAAACCGTTAAGGTTAAGAATCTATCCTACTTCCCATCACTACAACAGCGCTGGCAAGTACAGGTGTATGGCTACTTACTTGATAAGTCTGGTAAGGGGAAACCCAGAACTGTTAATCTAGTAGCCATTGCCCGTGATGGTGATGAAAGAGATATCAAAGTTCATTCAGAACCTTATGATGAATCACTAGCACAAGATGCTTTGAATTGGTTATCAGCTATTAAAGAGAGCGCAATTGCACCAGAGCCAGAGCGCGATCAAAACTACTGCAAGTTCTATTGCAAGTACTTTGATGAGTCGGGCAAGATCGGATGTACTGGTATAAAAAAAGAACTTATCAAAGAGGATGAGATATTCATAGACAACCCTGAGGTTGACACATCCGCTTTGAAATATTTACAATTAGATGCAAAGATTAAAGAGTTAACAGATGAGAAGGAGTCCTTACGGGCTTCACTAGAAGGATTTACTGGACAGACTAACAGTGGTGTATCCATAGTATGGAGCACTATTACTGGTCGCAATTCAGTAGATGCCGAAGAGGTAGAAAAACTCCTCGGCTTTGTACCAAAAAAACAAGGACAGGAATCATTAAGATTGACTGTCAAACACACCGGAGGTAAGTAATGGCTGCAAATGCAACAACAAAGATACAGGTTAACTACGGCAAAGATGGTTCACTTATAAATATCTATGCCGATAACGCTAAAGAATTAGAAGAACTGTTAACAGCAGTTCAAGATACAGCAACTTTAATAGAGTCTGTTGGTGCCTCACTAGGTAGAGCTAATGTAGCTCCTAGTAATGGCGGAGGTGCTATCTCCTATGCTAAGAAAGCACTAGGTGCTACCGCAGTATCATCAGATGCAGGTGGTGACACAATGACAGATAAGTATGGAACTGTTTGGACATACGACAGAGCAGATGCACCTGATTGCATTAATGGCAAGATGGTATTTGCTGTTGGAGTTTCTCAAAAGGGCAAACCATACAAAGGTTGGTTTGATCCAATGAAAGGTCCTAAACCGATGCGTAAGCCTGAAGGCTATGCACCAGTTGATCCTATCTTTTTAAAATAAGTTATGCGGGTTCCTTGGGAATTTGAGAACCCATTATGTTCTGAGGTAGATACAGAACTATTCTTCCCTGATATCGGTTCTAGTAGTCAGGTATTTAATGCTAAAAGAATATGCAAAATATGTCCTCATATTGCCGAGTGTTTTGAATGGGGATTACACAAAGAAAGATTTGGCGTTTGGGGCGGAGCAAGTGAGTTTGACCGCAGAAAACTAAGAGCTAAATTAAATATAAAGATTCAAGAGGAGAACGTTGCTTAATTTAAATAGGGCGTGGCGTGGGTCAACCACTAATGCAACACCACTACCTGACGTATGGGCTGATCTAGCTAAGAAGCAGATCAAGTTTCGTAGAGGTCAGGTATGTATGATTGCAGCCGCACCCAATGCTGGTAAGAGTATGTTCGCTCTTATCTATGCAATTAAAGCAAAGGTTCCTACTTTATTCTTTTCAGCAGATACAGATACAGCAACAGTGATGATGAGAGCAGCCTCTCACCTATCAGGACACAGCCAACTTATGGTGGAAGGTAACTTAAATAGTAACCGTCATTACTACGATAAGCATCTAGACAATTTAGAAAACATACAGTTCGTCTTTGACTCATCACCATCGTTAGATGATATTGAGTTAGAGGTTAGAGCTTATGTTGAATTGTTTGGTATTCCACCAGAGTTGGTTGTTATAGATAACCTGATGAATGTTGCTGCTGAATCTGATAATGAATGGGCAGGTCTGCGAGCTATTATGGTGGAATTCCACGATATGGCTCGCAAGACTGAAGCCTGTGTATTGGTATTACACCACGTCAGTGAACAGACTGAGTATGGAAAGACTACTGAACCACCTGCTCGTAGGTCTATTCACGGTAAGGTATCTCAACTACCTGCACTAATACTTACTCTTGGCTTTGATCCTTATAATAAAATATTAAAGGTAGCAGCAGTTAAGAATAGGTTTGGTCCACATACTGCCGATGGCTCTGATCATATTGGTTTATTTGTTAACTATGGAATATGTCAGATCAGTGACTCGGATGCTTTGGGTATGATGTATAGAAGAGATGCGGTGTTTAATGAATCCAAGGTATAACAAAAGTAAGGGTACTCAGTTTGAAGTTGATGTAATGAAATGGTTTAGGAAGATGGGCGCAGTAGCTGAAAGGTTACGTCTATCAGGTTCAGAAGATGAAGGTGATCTAGTAGTTATAGTTGCCGGTGAGACTTTTATCTTTGAGTTAAAGAATACTAAGAAGTTAAATCTAAAGGAGTTCTGGGATGAAGCGCAGAAAGAAGCTGCTAATTATTCTAAGCATCGTGGTATTAGTCAGCCTTTATCTTATGTACTCTTCAAGAGAAGAAACGCAGGAATAGATAAGGCTTGGGTAATCCAAGATCTAACACAATGGCTAAAGGAGAAGCAATGACACCAGTACCAGAAGGCATAATCACTACAACAGATATACTTCAACCAGTAGTAGAGGTAGTAGAAGAAGTAACACCAGTTACGGAAGAGGTTAAGGAAGAAGAATGATCTGCGAAGTATGCAAGGCAGGTGGTGAACTGAATAAGATCGGTCAGTTCAAACGCGCTACTACTATGCACAAGAAATGTAAGGAGGACTGCGGATGCCAGCACAAGACTGGTCCAGAAGTAGGAAGCCTAGCCTTCGCAATGGCAGAACCGATGCGAACACAATACCCATTGGAGTAATAGTTGCTCACTATGGCGGTGAGGTAAGGGAAGGTAGGGCTTGTTCTGTAAGGTGTGTATTACATAGCGACAGTAGGAGAAGCGCAGTGATAAACACTAAGGACAATTTATATTTCTGTCACACTTGCGGTAAGGGTGGCAATGCAGTAAACATTATTAGTCTTATAGAGAATATGGAGTTTAAAGATGCTCTCGCCCGCGCAATTGAAATCCTCGCTAGAAGCGGCAGTACAGTACAACAAGGATCTAAACGAGGAAGCAATAAACTTTCTCGCAGGTCGTGGGATTTCTAAAGAGGTAGCTGATCAGTACTACTTAGGCTACATAAAAGATCCTGCTGCAACCCACGAGCACTATCAAGGCTGGCTATCCATACCTTATATGACGGTAATGGGACACTGTGTTGGCTTTAAGTTTAGAAGATTAGATGAAGGTAAGCCTAGGTATGGAGCACCACTAGGACAGAAGGGTCATCTATATAATGTTAGTGATATTATTTTAACTAGTGATTACATAGCAATCTGTGAAGGTGAGCTAGATACTATTGTTACATCTGCAATCTTAGGTATACCAGCAGTAGGAGTTCCTGGTGTACAGGCTTGGAAGTCACACTTTACAAGAATGTTTACTGGCTATGGCAGGGTTTATATTATTGGTGATAATGATTTAAAAGAAGATGGTTCAAATCCTGGTGCTGAGTTTTCTAGAATGGTAGCCCAAGAAGTTATTAATTCCACTATCGTGTCACTTCCTGCTGGTATGGACCTTAATGATCTATACTTAGCAAAGGGTATAGAAGAGACAAAACGGACAATTGGAGTACCTAATGTATGAAGAACTCGGACCTGATGGTACTAGCAGAGTGGTTGGCGACCTTAGGGATCTCTATTATCAAGATCAATTACGAAAAGCACACAATAGAAATCGCACCACCTCCAACGAAGGAATAGAAGAAGAGTTTATTTCCAATATGTGGCGCGTTATGGATGCCGCCGGTAATTTACTTATCTCTAAGCACCACGATTACGGTCCATTAAATATTGCAAGATCACCTGGCGGTCCTATCAACGGACTAAGAGTGCGTATGTGGGACAAGATTGCTCGTATTAATAACTTAGTAGATAGCAAAGTTAAACCAAGTAATGAATCATTACGAGATTCTTTTGTTGACTTACTTAACTATTCAGCTATTGCAATTATGGTATTAGATAACAACTGGCCTGAGGTGCAGACACTGGATTGTGAATAATCCTTATGCCTCGTACAAAAAATAAAACCTACGAAGAACAAAGAGGATCTAGGATTCGCTCTTATGGAATAAGCACTGAAGAGTATGATCAAATGTTAATAGATCAAAACGGTGTTTGTTACATTTGTAATAAAAAACCTAGCGATAAAAGAGCATTAGATATAGATCATAACCACGAGACAGGTAAAGTAAGAGGGTTGCTTTGCTCGCAACATAATAGAGCTATTGGTTTATTTGATGACAGTATCAATTTATTGGCAAGGGCTATTGAGTATTTATCTAGGGATAAATGAGTCCAGAATTACACCCAACTCTATACGAGTTAGTACCATCAGTTGCTTATAGTATAGTTAATAAGTTTAAAGGTTGGGTTGACCCTGATGATGTAAGACAAGAGTGTTATCTCTGGGCTATTGGTCGCGGTCAACAGTTCACTGATTTACTTAATGAACCTGATTTAAAAAAGCGCGAACACAATGAGAAGCGTATTGTCTATCAGATGCGTAGAGTTGCAGAAAGATATGCTCGTAAAGAGAAGGCTCGTAAGGCTGGATATAAAGTAGGTGATGAAGCGTTCTACGATACCTCAACTATTGCACAGTTAATTCCATTTATTATTGCATCCGTTGTAGAAGGTACAGTATTAGAGCAAGCACAAGAGATGATCAACGATGGCACACCTCGTAAGCAGTCAACACCTGCTGAAGGTGGCAACCTATTAGCTATCCTAATTGATTTAAAGAAGGCTTATCTAAAGCTAGGTCAAGAAGATAAGACTATATTGCAGATGAGATACCACGATAACTTTACTTTAAATCAGATAGCGCAGTACTTAGAGTGTGCTATCTCTACTGCTGATCGCCGGTCAACCTCAGCCTTGCGTAGATTACAAGACAGGCTAGGTGGTGAGACACCTTGGGCATAGAGTTTAAAGAGCCACAATTATTTGATTACCTTAAAGAGAATTATTATCCCGACCTTGAGAAGAGTGAAGAGTTTGATAACTGGGATTGTATATCACTTGAGGCTAAGATGTTTATAGAATTAAAATCTCGCAAGACCCACTACCCTGATCTACTTATTGAAGAGAGTAAGTATCAGGGATTACTTTTAGCAGCAGGTATTAGATCACTTACACCTTGGTATATAAACTCTACACCGGAAGGTGTGTGGGGATTTAATCTAACTGAGATACCTCAACCTAAGTGGCAGGAGAAGTGGCTACCCATTACTACTGAGTTTGAGAATAGGACTAAGCGTACTAAACTAGTAGGGTTCTTAAAACTAGAGGATGGAATACAGCTTTGATCTACGAATATGAGTGTCCAGGAGGGGATGAAGTAATACAGATTGAAAGGTCTATTACAGATCCCGAAGAAAACTATAGGTGTTCAACCTGTGGTGCTACGCTCAGGCGTATCTATACTCCACCCGCTATTGCTTTTAAAGGTAATGGCTTCTATACTACAGACAAATGAGTTATCCTAATTGGTTTGCACAAACCGCACAAAATAATTTTACTACATACCTATCAGAGTATGCAGGCAAACCTAACCTAAGGTTCTTACAACTTGGTGTATACACAGGAGATGCCAGTGTATGGTTATGCAATAACATCTTAACCGATAAGAGTTCAATACTAATTGATGTTGATACTTGGCGGGGAAGTGATGAGCAAAGCCACGCCGAGATGGACTTTAGCGATGTTGAGAAGATATACAAGGAGAAGATCAATAATCTATCTGTTATATCTGTAGTTAGCGATACTGTTGAGTATCTAATTAGACAACGCAATAACTTTATGGACTCATATGATTTTATTTATATTGATGCAGACCACACAGCAGTTAGTGTGTTGATGGATGCTGAACTTAGCTGGCCCCTACTAAAGTCCGGTGGGATTATGGCCTTTGATGATTACACTTGGGGTCGCCATCTACCACCATCTAAGACACCTCGCCCTGGCATACTTCTATTTACTGAGCGACACAAGGCTGAGATAGACACACTAGTTATCAACGATCAGTACTGGATTAGAAAAAAATAATCTGTTATACTTATAGTACAAGGCTGGATCCGATATCCAGTTGAGTGCTGGCAATAGCCCCTTCGGTTCCTATCCCGAAGGGGTTTTTGTCTTTACAAAACAAAGAAAGCCCTGCCGGAAGGGGGGCAAGGCTTTCCTTTTCCAGATCGGAGAGAGCCGATCAATAATTAAATACTATCATACTCATTAGTAGTAGTTGTTTCTAAGGAAGAAGTTGTATGCCTTGCAAGGGGAGCCATAGCGAGCATCAATATATTTAAGGCCTCGTAAGATTTGAAATTCAGCTCTGCTATCTTTCTCTCTAAGGAGCTGAGCAATTCCGTAAGCGCTTGATCCTCTTTGATTCTTTGCGTGGTGGTCAAACCTGCTCTCACGGGCCCATAAGGACTCAAGGCAGGTCCACTCTTTTCCTCTCCAGCCCCAACCAGCCGCAGCGTAGTCCTTAGCGAGTTTTCTATTATAGTTTTTCTCATCTTGTGTTGCCTTCCTATTCTCTATTACACCATTAGGGATTTTCCCCACCGGTGGTGGAAATAATTTACTTTCTCCTACTACCAGTAGTCCTAGTGCGACCACTAATATCAAGCCATTTCTTATTACCTTCTTCATCAGCCCTCTTCTCTTCCTCTAAGAGATCCCAATACTCTTCTCGGTAAAGGTTGGCTAGCTTTGCTAGCGCCCTATCTCTAGCTCTACGATAGTTTCTCTGACGAACGGCTTGTGCCTTCGCGGTCTTTACTCGCTGCCTAGCTTCTCTCATTAAACCCACCTGTCCATACAATTAGCTATAGTAGATAATACTATAGGTGTTATCTCTATTTGGGAGGACACTTCCTTAGCATCTTCCTCATCTGTTAGCCACTCTTGGACATATATTTTACTCCCATTAGGGCTATTCCTATACCATTTTAAGGCTTCTAAAGCGCTCTCTCCTCCCCATATGGCTATGTTCTGTGAGTCTGATACCTCATAGAATATGGTGCGCTTTACTGCCCCGTTGCGTAGTTCTACTACATTAGTCATTGTCCTGCTCCGCCCTCTCTAATAGTGCTGAAATCCCAAAGTCTTCCTCTGAGATATAGTCCGGCGCCCACGAAGTTATGTGCTCCCACGCCTCGCGGCTTATCTTCCTGCCCTTATTACTCTCTACATCTTGCTTTCTATACCATTGGATAACCAAATCTTCCTCCAAAGGTAAATCATTTAATACCTCTAATACATCTTTTACTTTCATCTTGCGTTCTCCCTCTCCCTCTCACTCATTGTATCCATTACGCAGTTATCGCAGATTAACTTGTTGTTGTGTCGGTGATACCAGTCCACTCTCGCTATCTCCCACCCACAAAATTGGCATAGGTCTTTCATTTCATTTCCTCTCTCTCTTTCGCTAGTTGTATCAGCCGTTTAGCTGAACTCTCTATCTCTCTCATATAACTTAGGCAGTCGCACTCACTTATTGGAACTAGGTGATCACCACATATAACTGGTGTATAACTCATAGATACTCCCTTGTTAGTTCGCTAGGTCTAACACCATACTTATTACAATTAGCTGGTGTTAGTCGGTGATACTCAAAGTCCCATAATTCACAGACTTGTGAGTGAGTTAGATTAGATATCTCTAACTCTCTATAATCATCATAATCACGGATACTGTCGGCTATCTCTTTAATAGATTTCCATAGGTAGCCCTCTTTCCAACCTGTATCCTGCCTATCTATTACAAAATAACCCTTCATACTGATACCTCTTCCTCGTCAAATTGGGATATTAAACTCTCAAATCCCAGGTTAGGGTCTATATCATTAGTAGATACCGCCTCAATAAAGCGGAGTGAACAACTGGTTTCATACCAGTCCTCAACCACCTCAAACATTTCATCAGCAGACATCTGGTCAGCAGTGATTAGTGGGTCATACCCATAACCACGCATTAGTTCCACTTGCTCACTATCCATTAGAATATAGATCTTGTGGCAGGTATCCCAGGCAATAGCCTTAGCACCATTCACACGGTCATAAACTAGATCAGGGTTTTTCATATCTCTCTCTCCTATCTGTGATTAAAATAGAGAATAGTTTTCTCTATTAGTTCCAAGCACTCTTCATCTGTTGCCTCTTCCCCGTCTAGTTTGAAAATATCATAGACTAGACCTAAGGTCATACCAGCTTCCCCGCCTATCTCTAAGTAAGCAGCAAAGTTATCTTGGCTCTTTAGTATTTTTTCTATCTCTTGTCTATTCATCTTGCGCCCTCTCTCTCTAATCAAGTAAGCGTTCACTTATTCTCTCCCTCTATCGCTAGTAGGATACTACGCAAGCCTACCCTACTCGGATAGGCTGGCATAGTAAGCCACTATTTAGGCTATTTAAAATCCTTAAAGATATCAGCTAAAATATCCCATTGGTCATCAGTTAAGTTATCGGTATTGATTATCTTATTGGTATCCCAAATCTTGTCTTGTTCGCTCACTCTCTCACCCCCTCTCTCCCTCTCCCTCTCTCTCACTCTCTCTCACTCTCTCCCTCACTCTCTATTATAGGTTAAATGGATATTACTCATTAGTAATAACCCACCCCCACCCTTTTTGGGGTGGGTAGTGAGTTTTGATTTATTTTGTATTGCTTAACTGATTTAATTGTAATAACTGAACTACTGAGCCGTATGCGTTTAACTCTATTCCTACGCGCTTGTATAATCTCAGTAATTTATCAGTAAAGGCTTGGGTCAATTCCCCTTCCACCCATACCACTTTTTCTTTATCCGCCAAAATGGTATAAGCCTTCACACTCTTAGCCATAAGCACCCCCTTTCCACCCCATTTGGTAGGGGTAAGGGTGAGCCTACCCTATTTTGGGGGATTATTGGGTAAAACACGCATAAACTAAAGACCGGTCTTTCTTGATAAATGGGGGTATCTACCCTATATTTGGGGTAGTGGGTAAATCACTCACTACTTAAAGTAAGGGGTAAGTAATGAATAGGAATAAACCTATTAGCGTGAAAATCGCTACTACTAAAGTGATTAAAGCTTTAGAAGTAAAGTTGGCTCAGGTAAAAGCCGACTACACAAATCAAGATGAACTAGAAGCAAAATACCAAAAGGAAATAGAGGTATGGCGTAAATCAGTTAGCAAGTATGCCGTTGCTCAAATAACAAAAGCAGAAAATATCCGCACAAATTATCGTGCTTGGAACAAAACTCTAAATGTAGATTTTGACCTTGTATGTGATGAAGCGGATTTTCCAAAAGAGCCTACGCGCTCTTATGACCAAATCCATAGCCACACTTACAATGAAATGAAAAACGAATTGGAAAACGCAATTCGTATTCTTAAAATGACGGACGAAGAAGTAGTCAGCACTAGCACATATAACGCTATCGCCCGTTATCTATAAAAAAAGAGATGGAAAATAGTGAGCAAATCGCTCACGATATAAACGAAGGGTAAGTATGAACACAATAGAGATAGACAAGAATAAGGTTAGCGAATTGCGTCAAAAGTATGATGCCATAGTTAGCCAAGAGGAAGGTATCGCCCGTGATATTGCCTTCCAGACTTTCCAAATTAGTGGCGCAAATGCCATTAACGATTTAATCGCAAATGATGAAATGGATACGAATACCATTAACTTGGTATTGGGTTCATTAGTTGATTTACAAGTTAGAGATTATGCGGTGGGTATTACTACCGAAAGTAATCGCGACAAGTTAATTAACATTTGGTCAGCATTAGCGATAATCGCGCCAAGTGGAAGCGTTGCGCCAGTTGCTACTTTATGTGCTATCGCTAACTATGAAAGCGGAAATGAAAAAACCGCTTTAGAATGGTTGTCTTTAGCTCAAAAAGATGAAAGCGAATATCCATTAGCCAAGTTAATTAG